GCCATGATGATTGCATCAGTGTGGAACAAAAGTGCAGCACGAGTGTCAACCGAAGATGCAGTGTTGTCTGCAGCAGATTCGATTGTACGGCAGTTAGCAGAGACGTAAACGTCTACACCGTAGAGGTTACCGATAAGGCCAGAGTTAACTGCCTGACCAGATACGAAGTCAGAAGACACGTAACGGTCGATACCCATAATGGTGTTGCGAACCGAAGGTGGGATGATGAGTGAACGTCCGTCCATAGGTACGTTGTTGTCATCAAGCTTCTGGATCATGTCACGGAAGAAAGCATCAGTGAACACGTCACCAGCAACGATAGTGTCGTCAGTGTACTGAGTAGTAGTACCGTTGTCGTTGAAGAAACAACCAGAGTGCTGGTAGTCAGTTTCTGCTGGGCTGAATACTACAGCACCACCGTCACCAAAACCAGTACCTGCTGCGTGTAGATCATTGTCAATCTGAACAGCAAGAGCGTAACCAGCGTCTTCAGTATAGAACTGACGGAGGCTAGAAAGCGCTTGTACTTCTACGATGTCTTCGATAAGACGTGAGTACTCGAAGTGACGGTCGATGTCAACAGTCAGTTCACCTTCAGTGTTTGCAATGATAGTTACCGCTGTGTCAGCAACCTTAGCATTTGCGTCACCACGGACAGGCTTAGGCACATGTAGCTTGTCGCCTTTCTTGCCAGTCATAGCAAGCTTCTTGACAAGAGGAGCCATCTTCAGGTTCTTTTGGTAGGCAGCAATGATCTCGTCACTCCAGATTTCTGGAATAAACTTATCTGCCTCTGTCTTCGCAGTAAAGCCCGCTGCGCCGGGATAAGTAGCAGTAGCCATGTTAATCTCCTAGATTATCTAACACGACCCTCCGCATAAGCTGCCATGATTTCGTCTGACAAAGCTTGGTAACGGTCAGGGTCATTCTTCATTAGTTTAATAATGTCGGCCCTGCGATATACCTTTTTACGTGATCCCTCTGCACTGCCTCGTGCGTTGCCTGTGTTAGCTGCCTTTAATGACTGCTTACGTGCCTGTTTTTCAACATTGGCTGTCTGTTGTGCAACTGTTTTACGGTCTTTCCAGAGAGTAAACAGTTCGTCAGCAGCGTCCGCATCATACTGTTGGTCAGCTTGTACAAACAACTGAGTCCTAATCTTAGACGCCTTAATCCACTCAGCAAAACTATTATCACTCAAGATATCTTGCATGTCTGGGTGTTTAGACTGAAGCGTTGCTAGTGACGACTGTTTTTTGTACTCTGCAGTGTACTGTTCTGCTTCTCTAATTTTAGGATGATTTTCAATAGCACGATTAACGGCTGCTTGAGGATCTGTAAAATAGTCTATATCGTCTTCAGGCTCAACGTATTGTTGAGGTGCTGTTGTCGTTATACTTTGACTAATATAGTCATCAACGACTTTACGAAGCTCACCTACTTCAGAAGACTGACGACCCAAAAGCTTTTCAGCTTCTTGGTGCATCTGTACTACGTCCTCTAAAGATTTACCTTGGTACTTCTCTGGTAAACTTGATTCTTCTTGAGGTTGCTCAACTTCTTCTTGTTGAATCTCGTCTGCTTCGTTTTCAATAGCGTCCACGTTTTCCTCTTCAGGTTGTGGATCAAGCATCATAGCTCGTGACATAATTAAACTCCGTGATTATAATCATTGTGGAGACTTCTTTTTACCTGCTTGTTCGTGTTCTCGTACCCATTTCATGTGGCGTCCGGGGAAGTCCCCAGAGTGGCCTTCAAGTACAAAAGACGGGGCAGATACCAATTTAGTAGCATTGGCACCACAACCGCACCTACTGGTTGTGATACCTGACTCTACCATTTCTTCAAAGACATGTCCGTTAGTACAACGGAAGTCATAGATTTTAAACATCAACAGGACCTTCTTCTTCTACTTCAGCTTGCTCTCTAGCAGCTTCAATAGTGGCCTGTAGATTAATAACTGTTGCAAAAGCAGCTACTTGACCTTTACGAAAGAATAAATCTTCTACGTCTTTTACAGTCTGTATGTCTGCTAATTGAGTAGCGTTTGTGGAAATCTCTTGCAAGAGTTGTTTGAAACCTTCGTGATTGAAGAGTTCGTTGTAGTTGTCGAAGTAGGTTTCAAGCTCAGGTGTCATAGTTTCCTCTAATGTTGTTAACTATAGTTTTATTATAGCATACTTTTATACAAATGTCAAGCTTTTCTTGTGGACTTCCTACGTCTACCTGAAGCTGTGACTGCATGTTTGATTGCTTTGGGGCCAGTCTTACGGCGAGCAGAAGAAGCTTTTTCAGCTTTGGTCATCTTAGCTGCAACGGCTTTAGGACGACAAGAGGGATAAGGACGCTTGGACTTACCCTTTTTTGCAGACTTACGTCCACAGGGCTTTCCTGTCTTAACGTCTACCCACTCTTCCTTAAACCATTTCTTAAGGGCTGCACCCTTTTTACTTTTTCTTACGGCCACTTTTGTTACCCCAGTTCTTAGCGCCGACTTTGCGACACTTAGCTACAGCACCAGAAGCGTACGCAGAAGGCCAGACTTTGTACCTAGCCTTGACCTTACGCGCACAAGCGTCGTTAGCTTTCTTTTTCTTAGCAGGCATTTTAGTACCCCTTTGGCTTGCTCTTACCTTTTTTCTTCTTACGCTTACCTGTACAATGTGGCATAATAGCCTCCTTATTTTTTGTGGACTTTTTGGACTTCAAAGTTTGCAGCTTTGGATGCGCCCTTGTGTGGCTTGTAGCCGTCTGAAGGGTCCTTCATTAACTTGTAGCTTTTACCACTTTTCATCCAGTGATAGCCTTTGGGTGCGTTAACTTTCATAGGATCACCATTTTTTACATGACCAGTATCTAGCTGTAAGTTTACTGGGTGGGTTAGTGTCACACTTGTGACGCGCTCTGAACGACTTACGTCGCTTAGGTTGGTCTTTCTTAATAGTCATCTTGGCGTCACCAAAGCGTATAGTCTTGGTTTTGTCACCTTCTTTGGCTACTACTACAAACTTCTTAGTTGGATGATTAGGCGTCCGCTTTGGCTTGTTGTACCCGCTTACGCCCGCTCGTGCTAGTTTTGGGTCCTTGGACTTTGGCATTATTGAGTTCCTCTAGTTGGCGTTCCAAGCGGTCTAGGCGCTCCCATTGGTTGCTGAACTCTTGGTTGACTCTCTGCAGAAGCAGGCGTAGTTCGTGGTCCGTTAACATTGTTTTTACCTTCTATTTGTTTTTCTTTAAGGAGAGTATCAGCCACTTTCATGCGACGTTCAAACTCTTTATCTTCTGCATCACCTTCTTTTAGGTTTCTAGTGATAGCGTTGATCTTGTCAATCTCAAGCTCTTGAGGCACTGCTTGAGCCTCTGCAGCCAACTTAGCAGCCCTAGCTTGTGATTCCTGAGCCTGAGCAGACAACGCTGCTGTTTGTGACTGCTGGAACTGCAACTGTGCTTGTTGTGCTGCTTGAGCCATTTGTTGTGCTTGAGGGTTAGGCTGCATAGCTTGTTGCATAGCCGCCAACAGTTCTTCACGGTTAGACAAGTTCATGTTGTCAATAATGCTTTGAATCAATGTATTGTACAACGGTGACTGCCGATCCATAGTTTGCAACAGCTGTACCAGCTGAGTAACTTCGTACTCACGAGCAATGATTCCCAGTGTGCTACTAGCGTTGAACTTGTAGTCAGCTACAGGGTACGACTCAGGGTCAAACTGCATGTAACGATGTGCAGCTTTTTTAACAAATGGCAACAAAAACGACTGCTGGAAGTTAATTAGTGTGCGTTTGTGGCGTTTAATAATAGCGCCAAGAGACATACTAATACCAGCGGCAGTAGCCTCGCCGTTAACCTGACCCGCAATTCCTGCTGAGTCCACTGCTCCTGTTGCTTGCTGTACCATTTGCTGCAGTGCTCCGGCCTGAGCAAAAGTAATTTGACTAACTTGACCAAAGTTAAATGGCTGTAGAACTTCACGAGGATCTCCATTAGTAAGAATCATTTTGCCGGGGCGTACTTCTGGTTTTGCACCTCGTGGTAGACGAGTGGCGTCAATAGCCATCATTGGGTGAATAGTAAGGCTTAGTGCGTCAATACGTGCGCGTAGTTCTGTGTCAAGTGCTTTCTGACTGTTATAGCCTTTTTCACATACGCCACGACCCCAGAAACGACCCGGAACAACATCCCAAGGAAAAGCAACAACAGGACGATCTTCCATCATGTAAGGGTTGGCTTCTGCCTTCAACAAAATACCACCGTTAGCGATTACTACAACGGCCTCTACGTACTTTTCTTTTGGTCCTTCCTCAGGTACTGCTTCTTCGTCTTCTTCTCTTAAAGCCGATTCTAGAAGCTCTCGTGGCACTAGACCGTAGTACTTAGTAAGTCTTACCTTGTCGTCGTTGTAAATTGTGATGTCTTGGTCAGGCTCAAGATCAGTATCAGGAGCAGCCATACCTACGTATACGTCACGGTACACGCCCTGTTCCTGTAGTTGTTCTACTTGGTGTCGGCTTACAAACTCGTCTACAGCAACACCCATAGCGTCTTCTACAGACGTAGCTACAGGGTCAATTAGGAAGTTCTGAGGTAGTACAGGCTTGAGTTTAACTTTAACACGGTCAGTGATGTTTACTCCTACTGCTTGCAAATCTCCATCCATAATGGGCTGAGTAGCAGGAGCCATTTCTTTCATTTCTTCGATGACAATTTCACCAATGCCTGTGCCAAATACAGCGGCATTGATAAGACATTCTGCTACGGCCTTGCGTACCATACAGTCTTCAAAGTCTTCGGTAAGTTTGTTACGCAAGAATAGCACGTCCTGCTTTTGTGTATCACCGAAGTTATCACTTACGTCAAACCACTTACCACGACCAAAGGTAGCTTCTTCTAGTTCCGCTACATTAGACTCAACTGCCTGTTGAAGTGCAGGAGAAATAATACGGGAACGCTCAGACCTACGCTCACTGTCAGCAGGGTCCCATATACCACGCCATAGTCTATAATATTCTTCAAATCTCTGTTCATAATTGCTTTCGTAGTAGTCCCTCCAATCTTCACACTTGGTTATAACCCAATCTTCAATTGTTTCTTCAACCATAAGCGGGTCTGTTTCATATAAGTCAGTCATGGCTTTACTCCAAAGCGTCTATAAATGTTTTTGCCGCCTTTGCTTTACTGGCCAAGGGGTTAAAGGTTTCAAGAGCAGTTCCCTTTTTGTAACCGCCTTTGGCATAATCAATAGCTTCTTTTTTAGAAGGCATAGTCAAAAAATTATTTGTTTTAAAAGCATTTGCCATTGCTTCTTTATTGGATTCAAAACGACGCAAAGTTTTTCCATCATATTGAATTGTAGGAAACACAAACCAGTTTCCATTTTCATCTACTTCTGCTGCCATTTCATGCGTAGAAATAGACCCGTCTTTATTTTTAAGGTAGGGATATTTTTGAGGATTAAGAATCCTGTCAATAAACTCTGGCTCTTTCTTTTTTGCCATATTAGTATCCTGCTACCACGTCTAAAATTTCATGGTTTTCTATTTCGTAGTCGTAGTCGTACGCTACATTTGCCAGTTGGTCAATGTACGCCAAAGCGTCCACCAAGTCGTCATGGGTCAAAGGGTCAGGAAACTGGAAAAGTTGGTCTAGGAATCTAGAGTTCCACTCTCCTTTGTTCAGCGTAATGTACCCATTTTCAAAGCGCCCTTGTAGCGCCCACATTACCCTGTCTGTTTTCTTTTTGTTGCCGTGTGTCAACTCTTCTACTCTAAAGAATGTTCCGTACCGCTTTTGTAGATCCATCAAAGGTGACATGACGGCTTGTTTAGCAATACCTCTTTCGATTCCCACCGATACGGGACGGTAATCTCTAACGGCCTGAAATATCTTAGCTGCTGTTTCGTCAAGTGACCATCTACCGTATATGATATTGTCAACATACCAACCATGCTCATTGACCTTAACCACGGCGATCGCTGTGTCGTCAAGTTTGGAATTCTTAGTCTTCTTCTTGTTGACTTCTTCAAATCCTGCCAAGTCAACTGCAATGTAGTAATCTCCTATTTCGGGCCTATCTTCACTAAATTGTACCCAGTCTTCCTTAAACATTTCTGACCCACGCGCTTCAAAAGACGCCATAAACTCTTGGCGAAACGCATAAGAAGACATAGACTTTTTAGCAATATCAATTTCGTCCGGGTCCAGCAATGGATTGTCGTAAGAAGTAAAGTGGTACGCAGCGTACGTCGGATCATTACTTAACTCCGCATATTTGTATAACTCGTAAAAATGATTCCTGCCCATAGGTGTCCCTATGAACATTGCACATCCCTTTTGGTCAGCCAAAGCAGGTCTCAGGATCTGCTCAAATACCTCAGGCTTCATGTCCGCGTACTCGTCCATTACTAGGAACTTGAGGCTAACTCCGCGCATAGTTTCGGGGCGGTCGGCTCCCTTGAGACTGATAGTGGCTCCATTAATAAGCTTAATTTGAAGATTATTAACATGACTACCACTGATAACTTCATGCCCGAGATCGAGAAGGGTGGTCCACATGATGTCTCTGGCTTGTCCCTGAGTAGGTGCGACGTAAAATACATGTCCTTTGTCTGCCTGTAGTGCGTTAACGATTAACATCCATGCTGCTAACCTAGACTTGCCCGTACGTCGCCCAGCAGCTACTATTTTAAATCTTGTGTCGTCTGCCCA